TCAGCTGCCTTCTCTTCATCATATACATCTTCTAAAGTCCTGCCTTCGCCATCAGACTCACCATCTTCATCTTCTGATGCATCACCTGGTTCAGTACCTTCCATATCAGAACTCATTGATTCAGACTCAGCTGCATCACCATCATCGCCAGGCATCATAGCCGCTTCCTCTTCTTCCTTCTCTTCTTTCTTTGCAGATAGGAAATCATGAAGCTTTTGACAAATCACAAGAACGTCATCCCAAGTCTCAACTGTCATAGCTTCATCAACTAGGGGTTGCTCTTCAGCATCAAATTCTATTGGAATTATTCCACGACCTTTTGAATGAACGTTTAATTTGTCCATTAGGTTTGTAGGCTTCCTGTCGTTAGTACCAAATAGGTTATCATCAAACAGACGTTCATAACCAGCTTTAAATTGTTTAACGATTCCAGGATAAGTTTCTTGAATCATACGTTCAATACGAATGTCTTCAACAATGTTTAAATAAGCTCTAGGAATTGAACCAATCTTTTTATCAGCATCATGCCATCCATCGACGGGAGTATAAAGAGCATGACCAACTTCATGACCAACTAATAAGTCATAAACGGCCTTACCTTTATCTTCCCATAATGGCAATCTTAAAATACGATTTTTAGGTTCGAACGAAGCTGTAGAGTAGTTACCATGTTGAATGATTAAATTCTCTTTTGCTAAGAGCTTCGCTAAATATTCCTGTGAAGTTAAATTCATTACGCGTTCCACTCCTCTTCGTTATCCCAGTCTTCCTTCATACCTTCCCTTAAAGCTTCTTCAGCTTTCTCTAGGACTTCATCAGATACCTCAGGCTCTGGGTTATTAATAGTAGCATCAACTTTTTCATATAAGTCGATGAACGATGCTTTAGTGTCTTCGTCAAAACGGTTAACACAAAGAGCAACTGCTTTATCGCGCTTATTGAAAATTGAAAAAGTTTGAACGATGTGGCAAAGACGACGAGTTGAAATAACTTCGTCAACGCCATCATCATAAAATGTCTTACGAATGGCATCAGCCCAACCAACTAGAAGGTCTGAAAACTCTTCATCGATAGCTTCAAATTTTTTCATATGCTTCATCACAATCTTCTTCTCAGTGATTGCTGTAGGATAAGTTTGTTCAACGTTAATTACGAAACGCTCTAAGAATGCTTCGTCAATAATTGTAGCAGCTGAAAAGCGACCATCAACATCACCCTTACCTTTTGTGTTGGCAGTGGCAATTACGTTGAATCCAGACTTAGGTGAAACCACCTCGCCTGTCTTTTTAACTAGAACTGGCTTGCCTTCAAGAACACCCTGTAGACACATCACCTTGTTAGTACCTCTATCGATTTCGTCGATAAGAAGAATGGCGCCAGCTTCCATAGCTTTAATCACGGGACCTTTTTGAAAAACAGTCTCACCGTTAACTAAGCGAAAGCCACCCATTAAATCATCTTCATCCGTCTCAGGTGAAATCTGGATCCTAACATATTCACGACCAGCTTTAGCACAAGCCTGCTCGACCATAAATGTCTTACCGTTACCAGAAAGACCAGATACATATGTTGGATAAAACATACCTGAATTGATAATTCTTAAAATATCAGCGAAGTGACCCCAAGCTACAAACGTTGCGTCTTTAGCAGGTACATACACTTCATTATTTGTTACTGAACGAACGTTGTGTAATTCAACTGGAGCCACTGGAGCCGTAGCAACAGGTCCCACTACCGTAGGTGCAGTATCCATAGCAAGCTCAAAAATAGCTTGACCATTACGAAGACCAACCTTAGGCAGGTTCTTAATTCGATTATAAGTTTGCTGTCGCGACCAACCGTGTTCTTTGGTAACGGTCAATAGTTCTTTGACAGTCAATTTTGATTTGCCCAGTGTCTCAACTGCGCTATTTAGTATTTCCGTATTCACTTTATTCATAATGTAGTTCCTTCTCAATTGTTAATATATATATTATACGCCCTTTTTGCAGATAAAGCAACCTATTTCTGTAGTCATTTCGGGCTTTATTTTCGCGCTTTCGGGACTATTTGCCTACGTAGAAGTCACTAGAAATGTCCTCATCGTACAAGAAACGGTGCATTGGCAGCCCCCATGCCTGTACTTAGAGCAAAATTTATCATATTCTTTATGGATATCTATGCCAGCTTTGTTAAATAACTCTGACTCAGCTACCTGTTGCATTTGCTCTCTTTCTTGATATATCTCCCATCCCTTATCAGTCCATCGTCTAGGACAACAAAGAGTATTGCCCTCCATATAAAATGCTTTAGAGTCATCATGCATAAGCTGTGAGAATCTAACTTGTTCAATAAACTCTATAGATTCCTTTAAATCCAATTCATCCAGTTTATCATATATCTCTTGAATGGCTTCCTCAGTAGTAGCGGGTACCTTCCTAGCATCAAATATATCAAATGAGAATTTAACTAATTCATATACCATTAATATCCTCCCTCATTTAACTTAACATGTTCAAAGAATGGTGCTATCTTCCAGTCAGGTGTTATTCTACCTCTTCTTTGATTGGAACTTGGATTATCAAAGTTCATTATAGAACCCCAGTCAGCTACCTTAATCCATATGCCAGACCTAAGTCTCTTAGAGGGTGGGGTTAATGGGAACATGAAATTACTATCTTCAACATCGTCATTACCATATATGGGTTTGTTCTTCCACTCTAAGATATAATCCTTACTTACTTTAAGTTGAACTGATAACAAATCAATCATATCCATCTCTGTAAAGTTTTTAGTCTTCATATAATTGCCTAAGGCACCTATATTTTTAAAGCGACATACTACACTTTTGATATTCTTTGTTTTAAGAAGATTCATAAGTCTTGCTGGAGCTTCATCATTCACACCCTTAACTAGTATAGTACCCGTATCCATTATAATTCGATTCTTATGTATGTTCTCTAAAGCTCTTACCTTAGTCTTAGCACATCTAAGTTCATCTATCTCTTCATACCAATCATCGTTGTCAACTCCATTCAATGAAATATAGATATGATTTAACTTAACAGCTTTTAATCTTTTAGTATATACATCAGAAGCTAACTTCAATCCATTAGTTAATAAAGTACATCTATGTCCTGCAGCTCTAATACGTTGAACAATTATATCTAAGTCATCTCGCATAGTAGGTTCAGCACCTATAATACGTATCATTGTTCTTTGTGGAAATTGAGAGATGGTTTCAATCATCTTATCAATATTCATATCAGGGATATCTCTATTAGGAATGTAACAATTCTTACATACCATATTACATCTGTGTGTTACATCGGCTAAGACATCTGTAAAATGATTATCCTTCGGTTCTAATTCGTAGTAATCCATTCTTGGTCTTATCATTAATTGCAAAGTTCCCTAATATAGCTATGCGTCTGTTATTAGTATTATTATTAACTGTATGCATAACTGCAGGATTTAAAAAATAGATATCACCTTCTTTCATAGTGATAGGGTCTTCTTTAGTTTCAGGCCAAGAGAAAGTTGACTCCCCTTCAATTGTTATAATAAATCTATAATGTTCTGGCTGGTCCATATGAGGCGGAAGGTAATCATTAGCCTTTAGCTCTGCCCACCGAATACGAGTCATACCAATACTTAATATATCAAATGGTGATTCTTCAGGTAATAATAATCTATCATCAGTAATGATTTGAGTAGGCCAATATTGTTTGTAATGATTTCTTTCATTTACATATCCCTCAGGGATAGGTCTTTCTTCATGTGCACCACTCTCAAATTTATCTTTAGCATATTGAAGCCATACATCTCGTACACGTCCTAAGTGTATAGCGGGCGGCATGGTTCTTCTTAGCGCAGCCATTTGTTGCAGAGCTTTTGAATATTCATTCGCCGTCATCTTTCTATTAGATTCTCTATTCCAATTTGGATTCTTCATACCCGCTCCTTCTGGCCATTTAGAAAATATCATACTATCTTCGAAAAATTACTTGTCTTTTGAAACTCTATTCTATTTGGAAACGAATTAGAAAGTACATCACCCTTATGTGATATAACAAATGTATTAGTTTCCTTTCCTAATGAATGAAGTATCTTCATAAGGTTATCAACTCCGTCTACGTCTAATGATGAATCAAAGGTCTCATCTAATATTAATAAATTAGTATTCGTTGAGTTCTTCATCTTAGCTATCTGTCTCCAAGTAAACAATAAGCTTAAATCAATACGTTGTTTTTCACCTTCAGAGAAGTTATCATATTTGAATTGGTCCCTATGTCTGCTTCTAATAGTCTCATCAAAATTTTCATCTAATGTAAAGGCTACAAAGAACTCTAAAGTTTGAAGGTACTGATTAATCAATACATTCATTGCTGGTAGATATTCTCTAATAACCTTAGTACGGATCCCAGTATCCTTTAGCATCTCTGCAGCTATATCATTATATAGCAGTTTAGTATTACACTCGTCTAATGCATCTCTACATTCATCAGCCTTCACTCTCAAATCACTTAAATCTTTAAGAGCACTAGTCAACTCTTGATACTTCACCTTATGTTTAAGCGTAGACATACTAGTCTTATTAAATTCAATAGTTTGTTGTATAGTTGATAGGCTATCAGTAATCTCATTTAACGCCGCTAGCCTTTTATCAATCTCATCTTTCTGATTAGATAGATTAGGTAATTGTGTTTCAAGACCGTCACGTTGTTCTTTAAGACCCATCATCATTTCAGTTTTAAACCCAGCAGTGATTGGTTGGATACATGTAGGACAATTATCATTATCAGAATAGAATGTCATATCCTCTCCTATTTTATTGATAACTCTATTAGTATCATATATCAAGTTAGTTACATCATGAAGCTTACCGTCTAAGTCAGAATCAAATTCTTTGGCCTTACCGGA